GCACGGACAGCACACGCCAATCCGGGTGGCCGACCTCGCGCCCGCCGAATTGGTGGCCGTCCGGCATGGCCACGATGACGTCGCCGCGCGCCGGCGCGGTTGGAGCGTCGGGTTCGCCGACCATGACGAGCAGGAGTGCCATCAGCGGTAAGCCTCCTCCCACCCCGTTGCTTCCTGCACGACGTCGCCCTGCGGCGTCCGATGCGAATAGACGCACCAGAACTCGGTGTTGTCCTGGAGCGAGGTGATCTCATGCTCGCAGTCGGCGCGGACCAGAAAATGATCCGGCGCACGGAAGTTCTTCTGGACCCGGAAGCCGTTCGGCCATCGCTGCACCACGCGGACGGCGCCGGTGAATACGATGCTGACATGGTCGAAGTTGTGCTTATGCCCATCAATCAACATGCCAGCTTTCGCGAGTTTGTTGGGGCGGATGTATATGTTGCCCGCAACCAGTTCCATTGGCTTGACTCGATGTGGATTGGTTGCGGGCACTCAGTGAATTCCTTCCGAGCGCCAGCAACGATCCGAGGGTCAAAAGGATGACTACGGGTTCTGTTGCAGGGTTATCGTCACGTTTAAAGAATCACCTGCCCCCATTGTGCGCGATGAGGCGAAGTCGCCGATGTTGTAGAGGACACCAGTCGTGCCAGTGGCGGCATCGGCGGCCACGCCCGCGCCAGCGATGACCGTGCTGTTCACGAGGATAGAGAAAGAGACGGCGGTGCCGTTCGTGACTTGAGCGCCCGTGGTGGAAAACACTGTAGCGGCGCCAAAGGCGATGGCGGGGCGGTTGCCGGTGTAGGCGGTGCCCGGCACCAATTCGGTCCAACCGGCGTGTGTGGCCAAAGTGTCAGCAGCAGCGGCGGTGCCGGTTCCTTTGAGCAGCACGTTCCAAGTCGTGGGTTTGGCCGTTCCGCCGAACATGACGTTCAAGTGCATCTGCTTGCCGGCGGTTGTGACGACGTTATCGAACTCTTCACGCCACTTCAGTTCCCCGTTGGGACCGAAGCACTCGCAAACGAAGTGGCCCCAAGGGGCATCGACGCCGTCAACGTCACGGACAACAGAAAGGGCGCCAGCGGACGCACGGTCCGCAACGCCGGTGGAACCGACAGTCATCGCTGGTATCCTTTGGGCTTGGTGGGGGTGGAAGATCGGCGGCTTACGCCGTGGTCGGAGGCGGCCAGTCAGCCGCCACGTCAACGGCGTTCAGCGCCGCTTCGTCCGGAGCCGTCCGGATGGAATCCTTCAGGGTCCAATAGTGCATCAGCAGCGCGTTCATGCGGCCGAGGGCGGCGGTGCCCATGGCCGTCATGCCGGCGGCATCCATCGGCAGGAAGGTGTTGTCCTTCATGCGCCACGCGAAGGTGGACGGAAACACGCCCGCCAGCGCCGCCGTGATCATGCGGTTGATGTCGGACAGGGCTTCTTCGTGCAGTTGCAACACCTTGCCCTGCCACGGCATCCCGGCTTCGCGCTGTTTTTCGAGTTGGGCATCCAGCGCGATGATCTTGCTGGCCCGCATCGAGTGGAGAAGGTCAAGGCCGCCCGACAAAACAGTGTCCAAATCCAACTGCGTCACGCCGCGGACTTCTAGAACGCCGTTCACATAGCGGGCGTTTTCGACCTTGCCCCCGGCAGCGGCAATGATGGCCGGAAGATCGGCCGTCGCCGGGACGGGGGCGGACGCTTTGATGTGCAGACCAACGGGCATTACTGGAGAACCTCCAACGCAAGCCACGCCAAGCCATCAAGCGTGCTCAAAGGGCCGCCGCTGTTCTGGAACACCGCAAGCTGAAGCTTGTCGTTCTTAAAGAGGTACATTTCGCCTCCGGCGAGGCTTATCCCGTGGAAATCACCGCCGGGGGTCGCCGGGGCGCTTGCCCAAGGGGCGCCGGCGCGGTTGTTGCTGTTGATGAGAACGCGAGCCCGCCGAAGTCCAGTGGCATTGGGTTGGAATACGACTCCTGCGGTTACGCGAACCCGCGCGAAGTCATAGGGGCAAAGCAGATCGGTTGGGAACGAAGGGTTGAACCACGGGCTCTGGTCTTGGACAGTGGAGTAAGAAATAAACGTCTCGACACCGCTCGGGATGCTGAGGCTGCCGCTCCAGTAGGCGATCGTACCCTGTTGATTGCGCGTTCCCACCCAGTGCCAGCGGCTGCTGCCATCGGAAATGAGGGAAACGACGTCGTTAGTATAGACACTCAACGGGACTTCGGTTGTGTTGCCGGCCGCCGGAAGGATGCGGCAAATGGGCTGGACTCCGGTCCGTGTGGTCGGCGTGATGTTCCGGCTTATGAACGTCATGCGCAACGGTATGCCGGGGATCGATCCCGCCGGAGGCAACGTTACGTCGATACTTCCGGAGAGGGCGCCGCTGTCCACGACCACGACGCCAGCGTGCTCGGGCGTCAGCGCCATCGAGGCCCGAACCACGGTGTAGTTGAAGCCGATCGCGCGATCGATCTGGGGCAGTTTGACACGGGTGCGGGGGACGTCAGGAACCGGAAAGATGTGCTGGGCTTGGATCGAGGACACGCCCTGGATCGCATTGACCCAGGCGAGACCCACCCAACCCGGATCGGCCGCCGGTCGCGTGTGCGAGCCGTTCGGTCCCGGAGTGCCGGCCTTAAGTTGCACCACAGCAACGCCACGCCGCTCAGTATATTGCTGATTACCAGAGTTGTTCGGACCAGACAACGCTTGCGACGGGTTGTCCGCATTGTAGTAGGGCAGGATCACCGCCCCGGCGTCCCTCTCTTGGAACGCCACTTGGACCAGATACCACTGGGCGTACCCGACCGTGCCGGGAGGGGAGATCGCCAGCGTGGCGGGGTCCATGAGGACGCCCTGCTTCAGAATGGAATGCTGGGTGTCGGCCGGCAGAGACCCGTAAGCGGACGGGTCCAAGGACGCCATCTGGTATATTTGCCCGGCATCGACCCGGATAGCCAAAGAGGCCGGAGTGGTTGGACTGACGATCAACCCATCAATGGACGTGGCGCGACCCAATGTCGCCTCGGCGAGCATGGCCGTTCCCACCATGCCGAATCGCTGCGGCATGAGGAAGTTCTCATTATTGAGAGGAACTTGCCCGGTAAATGAGACAGTTCTATCAACCATTTAGTTTTCCTTTAGGCGGCGCGCGGCGAGGACAAGATTCTCATCCATACGCGCACGCCCTCAGCACGAGTGGCGACCACGGCTGCCCGAATGTCATCGTCGGTGAGGACGCCCCTCACTTGCGCTAGGTCCGCGATGGTCAGCCTCGACGCGACACCGATGCCGCCGACCGGAATGCCGATGCCGGCTGCATAGGCAATGCCAGCTTCTGGTGTCCGGTACACGTCGATAAAGACTTCGCCCGGCTGGCCGACAGAGCCGATGCTGCCACTGACGCCGATCCCCATCCCGCCCCCGGTGCCGATGCCGCCGGTGTCTTGGGGACGTGCAGGCTCGAAGATACGCGGAGCGTGCCCCGTCAGGTCTTTCAGCACGGCGATCATCGCCGGGCGCGTGTTCCTGGGGCGGAACATCTCAATCAGGATGCGTCGGCGAAAACTTTCATCGGTCTGGCCCAACCGACGCCGGAGACGGCTACCGAAGAAGTCCCAAGCGATCATGTCCAGCCACCCACCGGTGGCCGTTTTGATGCGGCTCTGCTGCCGCACGTACATGATGAACTCGTAGGCCCAAGCCGCGACGTCGGCGGCCATCGCCATAGGGATGCCGAGAATCGGCGGCGTTGTCCCCGGCGGACCGAACCATGGCGGCAAGATGCTCGCTTGCCGCCGGATCATGTCCTCCGAGGAACCGGTAGGAGGCGGCGGCGCATCGCTCATGCTGGTGGAGTGAAGGTCGCGTTCAATGGCGTGGCTGTAACAGAAACCGTTCCACTCCTTACCGCCTGTCGGGGCGCCCCCGCTATATCCACCGTTCCACCATTCAGCCTGACCTCGCTGATGTTGACCACTTCATCCGGCGCGGTCGTATAGGCGATCAGGGAGAGCCGCGTGAACGACAGCCCGATGCCGAGCGGGAGGCCGTTGATGTGCTCCTCCACTGCGTCGGTGACGCGGGCGATGACCGATGGGCTGTCCGCATCCCGCGTGATCGTCAGCGCCATGGTGACGTTGGCCAATGTCCGCTCGGGCGGGATGACAGCGTAGGTCACGCCGAGCGCGCGCACAGGCTCGATGGCCGCCGTGACAAGCCCCATGAGCGAGGCGGGCGGGGCGCCGGTGCCGTCGTCCACAACGACCGTAAAATGGGCTGCCCTGGCCGTGCCATCCGGGTTGGTCTGCGGCAGGATGCTCCAGGACAGGCCGGGCTGTACCGACTGGATGGCAAACTCGATCGCCGGCCGGACGCCCGATGGCAAGGAAGCGATGTAGGCGCGGAAACGACCACGGAACGCATCGTCGGTTTCAGGCTCTTCGCCGCCCGCGAGCCGGTTCGGGTTCCTGACGTAGTCGATGCCCGGAACGCTAGAGGACAGGAGGGTGATCGTGCCGTTATCGGCGTTTCCGCCAGAGCCTTCGACCAACGCCTCAACCGGGATGTCAACGGAGACGATCCCCGCCGGGATGGCGTACCCATTTTGCAGGAACGACCACTGCGGATGTGCCGTGTCAGCGGTGACGCGATAGGTCCATGCGCCGTCCGCTGTGCGGACGGTGGTCGTGACAGCAGGGATGACCGCACTCAGCCCCGGCGTGTGTCGGCCGAACGTGACCAAGCCTTTGGATTTGGTGCCAGCGGTAGGCGTGAGACCAAAGTCCAACATCCAGGAGTGGAGGTCGGCACCGCTGCTGGTGGCCGCCCGCGTGTTGGCCAAGGTCCGCAGGATCATGCCCTGCAACCACAGCCCGAGCGTGGCGAAGGAAGTGGCGAGGGCGCGGAAGACGGAGCCGCGGGAGAAGTCGATGGTTCGACCGGGCGGAGCGAACGCCTGTGCGGCCCGCGCCTGCTCAGCCAATAGTTCTGAATACGCACGAACTTTGAGGTCAGGCATTGGCGGACCTCATTTTTCGATATCGAAGCCGGCCGAGATGGCGTCGCCCGTCTCGCTGTCCGCGTAGGTGATATGCACCGTCATCCCGCCGAAGAACGGAATCACGCGGACCTGTGGTGGCGGCTCCTGCGAAACAGCCGCCTCTGAGTGCAGTTGGTGACGAGCTACCGTTCCGATAGTCATTGGGCTATTGGTTGACCCCACTCGCCTAGGGAGGCCCGCCCCGTAGTCGCCGTCGAAAATCAGGTCTCCATGCGCTTCTTCCGTCGCGGGATTACTGCACAGCCTGCGAATGATACGTTGTCGGCCCTTTTCCGATCCTTGGACCAGCAACAGGTCGCCCGTGGAACTCAGGCTGATGTCGTTGCCCCAGAGGTGGTATAGGTCCGACATGCCGCCTCCGAATGTGCTTTACAATAAAAGTAACGGTCGCTAATATCTGACGCGGAGGGCCAAGGTATGAGCGAGATTTCAGAGACGACCGCCATGCTTCTCCCCTGCCCTTTTTGCGGGGGCGAGCCAACGCTTTGCCTTCGGGAGAGCGGGATGGACAGCGCGGAGGTCCGCTGCCAAG